AGACCGCAAGAGTTCCGGCCTCCTCGCTGATCAACTCCAGAAAACCGTAGGCGCAAATGACGCGCTCATTGCTAGCGTAGAACGCTCAATCTCTGGACTATCAAGGCAAGCGGCAATCGCTGACGATGACCTCCGTCCGGCCATGGCGCAGCTCACGCGAGTTACCGGCGATACGGACGAGGCAACGAAACTTCTCAAGCTAGCGACTGACGTTTCTGCAGGCTCGGGCAAGGACTTGACTTCGGTAGTCCAGGCTCTCTCTAAGGCGTACCAGGGCAAGATGACCGCCCTTACCAAACTTGGTATTCCGATGAGCGAGTCTATCCAGAACGCTAGCGACTACTCGCGAGAGATGACCAAACTAGGCACCTTGCAGCGTGAGGCTAATCTGGCTGTCGAAATGTACGGCGAAAAGTCGAAGGAGGCTACGGCTGCACTTGAAAAGGTCGAGGCGCAGCAGGCCAAGGTAAACGACATTGCCGAAAAGGGTATCGACTGGCAGAACGATCTTGCGGAGGCGTTTGGCGGAGCAGCTGAAAAGGCTGCAAACCTAGACCCTTATCAAAAGATGAAGGTAATTTTCGACGAAATGAAGGAGCAGGTTGGCACCGCGTTGCTACCTGTTCTAGACAAAATGTCGGCATGGCTGACGTCACCAAAGGGTGAGGAAACCATGCAAAAGGTTACCGACGCCGTGAAGGAAATGGTCGGTTGGCTTGCGGCTACGGCGCAGTGGGCGGCCGAGAACGGTGATTGGCTAGTTCCACTCGTTACGAGTATCACCTCCGTAGGCGTCGCCTGGAAGGGCATTACTACGGCAGTAAACGCGACTAAGGCGGCTATTGCTCTCGCTACTGCCGCACAAATCGCATTCAACAAGGTTTCGGGCGGAACGGTTACTGGCGTCGGCGGTACCAAAACTACAATTCCAACAACCAACAAGACCGGCGCATTACTATCCAAGGCAATCGGTATCCCAGTACTTGGAACAATCGCCGCAGTTCTATCCGTACCTGGTTCGACGGCACTTTATGGCCAGCCAACAGGCGACGGCTCGACACAGGTTTTCGACTCCTCTGGCAAGGTAACAGGCTACAAAAAGGCAGACGGCACTTTTGTCCCAATCGGTTCCGCGTCACCTGCAAAGCCGGGCGTAACCAATAACATCGTGATCAACAACAACACTGGCACGGTGACAGGCTCGGACATTACCGGAATGCTAAACAAGTACTCGAACATCACAGGCACCCAGTAATGGCTATCGCGAACTTTGACATCGCTCAAAACCTCAAGGTCGAGCTTTATCTACCTAACGAGGCAGACAACCTTTTTATTGTTGGCGTATCCGTACTCGGCGGCAACGACGTACTCTCGGGCGAAAGTTACTTCATCGTCGGCTATTCGCTACTCGGCAGTAACGACGTCCTAGGCGACTCGGGTGCCTACGCGTTCTCTTGGCAATCCGTCGAGGCCGAAGTTAGCAAACTAGACATTCAAATCGGTGGCAGCCAGAACGCTGCAATCCAATACACGGCAGAACCGTCGCAGTGTGGTTTTGAAATGCAATCGTGGACGTTTGACCCGAACAATAACTCGGCCGTCCGTAACGGCACTCAATTCCGTGTACGTCTACAAGCTAGCGGCGTAGACCAGGTTCTTTTTACTGGCTACATCGACAGCATGAACGTAAAGTATCGCCCAGACGCCCCTAACCTGATCTCGGGCACCGCCTACGACGGCTACAAGCGTTTTGCAAACACTCGTTTCACCTACGACTACACAGGCACTACTAAGACCGCCAGCGCGCTCCTGACCGCTTTAGCGGCCAACGCAGGCGTTTCAGTTAGCAGCTCAAACGATCCTGGCGTAATCCCTATGTTCGGTAAAGCCGAAACGGCACAAACGACCGGTAATGTCATCAAGGAAATGCTGGACACGCAGCTCGGCCTCCTCTGGCTCAACCCGCAGGACGGCAAAATCGAATACCGTGACCGCACGACCGCTATCGGTACACCGACTTACTCGGTAGGCAACAATCACGGCGACGAAGATCACTGGTGCATGAGCGGGCTAACCGTGAACCAAAACCCAGACGACCTTGTAAACAGTATTCGCGCCACTATGACCAGCGACGACACTAAGAGCCTGCTCCGCGAGAACACGGACTCGATCCAGTTGTACGGCATTCTCTCGCAGAACGCTACCGTCAACGTCGCTACCGAGTCCGACCTCGATACTTGGCTCGACATCGCTTTCATTGAACGCCCTAAACAACTTGTAAAGGACGTCACGACGCCGGCCATTGACCGCCTCGGAACTCTCACGGACGCGGCAATCACGACCCCCGGGACTCCAATCTCGGTGAAGTACCAAACAAGCAACATTGACATCGACCAGACGTACCAGGTGACACGTGTCAAACATTCCATTGACCCTAACCAGTGGTCAACTACTCTAGAACTATGGAGGGCTAGCTAATGGCTTACAAAACTTTCGTGAATGGTTACGCGCTTACCGCGTCGGAACTAAACGCGTACCTTATGAACCAGTCGGTTATGGTATTTGCCGACTCGTCTGCACGTTCAACCGCGATCACTTCGCCAACCGAGGGTATGCTCTCGTACCTGACCGGAACCGATACGTTTGAGTATTACACTGGCTCGGCTTGGGCGGCCATGTTCCCGCTCGGTGCGGACACCGCTCTAACCCGCCCGGTACTGACTAGCCCGCGCGAAAAGATTACCGTTAGCGCAACTGCAGCTACTGGAACCGTTCACTTCGACGTGAAGACCCAGGCGGATCTCTACTACACGACTAACGCCTCGGCTAACTTTACGATCAACGTTCGCGGCGACTCGAGCACGACCCTGAACTCGGTTATGGCTACTGGCGAAACGCAGACGATTGTATTCCGTAACACGAACGGCTCGACCGCTTACTATGCCAGCACGTTCACTATCGACGGCGTAACGGTTACCCCTAAGTGGCAGGGCGGTTCGGCACCTACTGGCGGCAACGCGTCAAGCGTAGACGTTTACACTTACGCAATTACTAAGACCGGTTCGGCCGCCTACACCGTATTCGCTGCCCAGACTAAGTTCGCATAACATGAGCCCGCTACTAACCGACTTCGCCGGCGTATCTATCTACGCTTTGGGTTTCGCACGTGGCGGAGCGGCGGACAAGTACTTTATTGCAACGGCAGCAACAGCAACAACGACCTACCCGGCAAGCGTTACGTCTACCACTGCAAAGACCGTTTACTGGTCATTCTTTGATCAGAACGCGAAACTAATCTACGTGCCAATTACGGCCGCTATGGCCGTAGGCTCCGCCTACCAGATCACCGCCTACGATTACACGACCCCCAAGGGAGCAATCAAGGCAGACTCGAGCGGTAACGTATACATTTCGTCCGAGGACTCGCTCTACGGCGGCGGTTTTGCCCAAATCACCAAACTAAACTCGGCAGGCACTAAGCAGTGGTCACGCTACGTTAGCAAAGCCCAATTCAAGAGCCACATTTTCGACGTCGACTCGAGCGGAAACGTTTACTCGGTGCCATTCAACAACGGAGCCATGGACTCGGGCGGTATGTTCCAGGCATACAAGTGGGACACAAACGGCACCCAGCAGTGGCGTAAAGTTTTTACCTGGTACACATACACGCAAGGTATCGAGCTAAAACTAAACTCTGCCGGAACATACGCCTGGTGCATGGGAGGTATGCGACCAGACACCGCACCCGGCATGACTTTGGTCAAAGTCAATAATTCAGGCACAATTCAGTGGTCACTTCAAAACTCAACGACTCCTGGAATGAACGTACGCGTTGCTATTGACTCGGCGGACAACGCCTATACGGTGCACGGCTACGTAACGAATAGACTCACAAAGGTCGACTCGTCTGGTAATTATGTCTGGGCACGATCGCTCTACAACTCCAACGGGTACGGTAACGCATACGTGACTACGGACAGCACCGACAACGTTTACGTTCTCTGGGGCGACGGCTCGAACACTTTGTGGCTAGCCAAATGGAACTCCAGCGGCACGATCCAGTGGCAGCGTTCAATAACTTCAAGCACCGGTTCGCTAAAGTCGGCAGGCTGGGCAGGCACGTACTCCGTAAATGGGTTCCACGCTACCGACACGGCTCTGGTATTTACGGCCAGCGACAACAACAAGGCCGTACTTTTCAAGCTCCCAAAGGACGGAACACTTACCGGTACGCACGTCATAAACGGAGTTACTTACACTTATGCCGCTAGCTCACTCACAGAGGCCTCATCGAGCAACCCTTGGAGCGCAGGCAGCGTTAGCGCAAGCACAGGCGAACTCGACGCAGCGGCAAACAATACGGCAAGTTCCGCCTCTCCAACAGTAACCACGAAAGCGATACCGTAATGGGCTACTACATCGACCCACAGGGCAACTATCCACGCCACGCAGGCGACGTACAGGCCGAAGTGCCAGAGTGGAACGAAGAGACCGACGCACTCCCAGAGGGCTGGCTAAACGTCCAGCCAGGCACCGTTCCAGAGATCCTTGAAGGCCAGCAGCTCGTCGAGCTTGCACCTAAGTTGGTCAAAGGTAAGTACGTGCGCCAATTCACGACCGAGGCCATTCCAGAACCAGCACCAATCCCAGAACCCGAGGTAATCCCAAATGGCGAGTAGCGAGAACGACCTCCTAATCCAAATCGTGCGCGACGTAGCCGAAATTAAAGCCGGCCTCCGCGGATACAAAGAACTCGAGCAGCGCGTAATGTGGCTCGAGAAAAGAATGTGGCTATTTATGGGAGCCGCAGGATCCATAGGCGGCGGTATCGTCGCAATCGTTCAAGGAGCAGTAAATGGCTGACGTCTACTACTATGACCCATTCCCGGGCAACCGAGGCGACGAACTCGGCAACATGGCTCCATACCGTAGCCAACCGCACCGAGGCTCGGACTGGGGCGCAAAGGCCGCAATCGGCGGTGAGCCAGTCAAGGCAATCACTACTGGCCGTATCAAGAAAGTTTTCTGGACTGACGCCCTGGGTTGGTGCGTCCTACAATCATCGGCCGACGGTATCCTCTGGGAATACTCGCACCTCTACCCACAGCCAACTATCGAGGTAGGCAGCATGGTCACAGGCGGCCAGACGGTTATCGGCCTCGCTGGCGGAGGCAAAGACCGCCCGAGCGGAACCAGCTCGACCGGCGACCACCTACACATGGCAGGCTGCAAAGCGACCCTAGGCGTAAAACCACACGCAGCGGAGCGTAAAGACCTCGTGGACGTCCACGCACACATCGACGCACACAAAGACCCTGCCACGCCTGCAAAGGCTCCAGCAGCCGCTAAGAAGCCTGCAGCAAAGAAGCCAGCGGCCAAGAAGTGAAAATCTGGACGAAAATCGGGGCGCGAGGCGTCGCCTGGATTATTACTAAAGTCGCGGGTACTGGCGGAGGACTAGCCCTAGCAGGCGTAAACACGTGGACTGCTCTCGGTTGCGCTGCCTGGGTGGGAGCCCTCGAATACGCCGAGGAAGTATCCAAGCAGTATTTGAACGACGGCCAGATCACTGAGGAAGAACTCAACCGTTCAGCTCGTAAACTCGTATCGCGACACGAAGAGCAAAAGAAAACCAAGTAATGCTATAGTGGCGTTTGCGGCCGCTCGGAACCTACCCCCAATTGGTCGAGCTCATGACGTGCCTCTGGGCGGCCGCACCAACCAACGGAAAGGTTACTCATGGCATACAACCCCGCCGCATACACCGACGTAAACACGCGCATTAGCCAATTCTGGGAAACATACCCTAACGGCCGCCTCCACACGGAAATAGTTCTCATCAACGAGCGCGAGGTCGTAATCAAAGCCTCCGCATACACTGACCGCGACGACGCCCGCCCGGCCTCCATTGACTTCGCCCAAGAGTCCGTCGCAGATCGAGGCGTCAACTCTACTTCTTGGGTTGAGAACTGCAGCACCTCCGCTATCGGCCGTTG